ATACTTGTAAAATTAAACAAGGGGATAATTTAGTTATAAGTGGCAACAGATTTACTGTTAAAAAAATTGCCACTGTAGACGACCCTAACTTCAAGTTACAGGAAATTTCATTAGATAATGAAAACTTAGACAATGAAATTTCTATAAAAGGTAGTTCTTTAGGATTAGTTAATAGATGGGATTTAGAAACTGATTATGATATTTCCGTTATCGAACATAAAGAAATTAAAAACTTAAAAGATCAAGATAGAAAATCTATTAGAGATCGTTTCGATAATTTAATTAATATGTCTACTATAGATTTATATAGTGTAAAAGATCAGGGAGACACTAATCAGAAAATTTTAAATACTACTATTAATTTAGTATCTAGCAAAAATTGGTCAGATGCCGACTATAAGCTAGCTAACCGCTATTGCGACACAGTAGAAGCTCTATTAGAAATGAATGAGTCCGATAGCAGAAATAAAAACCTAATATCATACGGCCATAAAGTGGCTAACAAGGAGAAAAAAGAAATGGCAGAACAATTAATTGATGATGTAGAAGTAATTAATACTTCTAACAAATCACAAGACGAATCTGTAAAAACTCAGGACACATCTACTGTGGATACAGCAAAATCTGATGCTTCTACTAAAATAGAAGTACTAGGGGATAGAATTGCTGAACTTCTAAAGACCTTAGAAGAAACAGGTAAAAAGAATGACGACAACGTTGTTATTCGTGAAGACTATTCCTTAGACGAGAAAGTAAAAGAGCTAGAACAGCAGGTAAAGAAAAATGCTGAAAGAGCTCAGGCTTATCAGAACGATAAACTAGCTTACGAATCTCAGACTGCAAAATCTCAGTATTCTAATATTCAGTTAGCTAACTTATATTTATATGCAAAAGCTAAAGAATTACCTGACACTGAAAAATTATTTGATACTAAACATACTAGTAAATTAAAAGCAGTTACTACTGTAGATGCATTCTTAAGTAACTTCTCAACTACTATCTTTGAAGAAATGGAACAACAGTTAATTATTGCTCCTATGCTTGAAAGATTTGAAGTAGACGCAAGAACTTTCAGAGTTCCTGTTGCTGACGAAGATACTGATGGAGACGTAGCACAGTTTGCTAGCGGAACTTTCGCTACTGGTGCTTACGATACTACCAGAGTACCTGTAAGTAATCAGCACTCATTTGGAGCAGTAGAATTTACTCCTCACAAATTCATGGCTGCTACCCATCTATCAAAAGATGAACAAGAAGATACTATTATGCCTCTAATGGACTTCTTAAGAAGAAGCGCTGCTAGAAGAATGGCTCGTGCCATTGATAAGGCTCTATTACGTGGTGACGGTAGCTTAAGCGGATTTACTGCTTCTCCTACTAACGCAATTACCGCTGGTAGTGGTTATGCCTCCGTTATTAAAGGTATGGTTACTCATGCTAATGATATCTCTGGCCTAAGAGTTGACACTGGTGCTACTCAGCAAGTTAGCCCTGCTGACATTGCTAGCGCAAGAGCTAAATTAGGTAAATACGGATTAATGCTTGGTCAGGATCTAGTATTCTTAACAACTATTGAAGGATATAACGAATTAGTTCAGACTTCTGATTTCAGAACTGTGGACAAAATCGGAACAAACGCTACTTATCTAACAGGTTCTGTTGGAGCAGTTTACGGTATTCCTATCGTTGTAACTGAATTCTTAGACAACACTGGTTCAAGTGACGAACAGATTGGTGCTCTAATCTACAAGCCTGGGTTTAAAATTGCTGAAAGACGTGCTATGCAGGTTGAAAGCGAATATAAGCCTCGTACAGAAGTTACCGCGTTATACTTCTCAACTCGTTGGGACATGAAACCTCTAACTACTGCAGGTACTGCAAGTGCTCCAGCTCTAAATGCAACTAACTATAGTTTTGCATCCGTAGTACGTAGCGCGTAATAATTGATAATAACTAGGAGGGAGTTATCTCCCTCCTAGATTTTATAAGGAGGTTAATAATGACACAGAAATTCATTCATAAAGTAAGTCCTGAGCTAACTGATAACGCTCAGTATAAGTCCATTGGAGATATTCCTAGCGTAGACTTAACTCAGGGATCTACTATTAGACTATATCCTGGAACTTACGATGCAGTAAGTGCTTCTTGGGATAATATCGCAGTAGAAGGTGTTGGTGATCCAGCCGACGTAATTCTAAACGGATTAGTTCTATCTAATACTGCAGCCAATACTGTAACTTTACAAAATATGACCGTTTACGGTAGTAACAGTATGGCAGCTTCTGGTAAAGGAGCTATCGAAGTAGGTAGCCCTGCCGACGCAGGTGGTAGCGTTACTCTTAAGTTAAAAAACGTAATTCTAGCTAATGCAGATTTTGGTGTTATCGCACACGGTAATACTATGTCAGTACAGGCAGATTTCGTTGATGCTACAGGAGTAGATAGAGCTTATAGTTCTAATGCTAATGTTACTACTAATTTCAGTATTTTAAATACTTCATCCAACGCTTACTTTACTGCCGGTGGAGCTGTTAATAATGGCGCTACTGGTCCTGTAAGTACTGTGACCTTAAGTCACAGCGGTGGAGCCAACGTAGGAACAACTACTGAAACAGTAAGAGCAGCTATTTCTTAATAGAAATACTTAAATCACTGTATATTGTTATATGTTTTTGGAGGGAGGATGGCAACATCCTCCCTTCTTATTTAGAAAGGGGTACATAATGATACCAACAACTATAAGGGACGAAATAGACGCAGTTAAATATTTAAGTAAAAGACAGTATTTAAATATCGAAGAATTACTTGATGATTGGAAAGTTAATCAAGAAAGTAAAAATAGATTAAATACTAAAGTAGATTGTAATGTTAGTAGTTTGTATCAGAAAATACATTACAGCAACAAAAAAGGAGACTAATTATGAGTTTAGTAGATTTAGACGAAGTTAAAAATTACTTAGAAATAAATAGTAATACTTCTGATGCTAGACTTAGTAATATTATTAATTATGTTAGTGCCAGTGTAAGAAATTATTGTAATCAAGAAATTACTGAAAATGTTTATACTGAGTATTTTGATGGGGGTGTTATTAGCATTTTTGTGGATAATTTACCTGTTAATAATGTTACTGTAGTAGCAGAATACGATGGAAATACTTATTCTAATTTAAATGGGCCTAATAGTGATGGTAGTTTACCTACTGCTAATGCTAATGCAAATTTACAGTATATGTGGTATCAAGAAACTGGAGAAATTAGGAAAATAGGGGAAGATGGTAAAGCAGTAAGAACCTTAGATTTAGGTAATCATCCTTTTTTTAATAACTATCCTAAAGGAATTAAAGTTACTTATGGTGCCGGATATACTAGTGTTCCTCAAGATTTAAAATTAGCTTGTTTAGATTATATTAAAATGATTCATAAAAATGAACAAAGTTCTGATAGTTTCAGTTTTGAAGGCCAAAATAAGAACTCGTTTCCATTAAGCGGAAATTTCCCTAAACATATACGAAGAATATTAGATTTTTATAGGATTTTATAATGGTTCAATTTTTAATATATGATATAAATGCTGATGATGTAAAAGAAGAAATTGCTAAGGTAATGAGAAGAACAGGCAGTGGTAATCTAAGCCCTTTAATGGGGGAAGGACTCGAACGATCTTTAATTAAAGATTTTAAATTAGGATCTTATCGTAACGCCACCAATACTACGTCTAGTGGTATGGCAGATATAAAAACTAGTGCAATGATGCGAAATATGGATCTTAACGCTTTTTATGTTAGTTCTTTTAGTAGAGTAAAAGGTACTAGTGGGTTTAGTGAACCGATGTTGCCAGAAATTGTAGATGGGTTAGAAGTAAAAAATAAAGCGCTTAAATTAGATACTAACAAAGATGGTTCTTTTTCTAGAGGTAATATGTCTTTTAAAATAGGTGGTACTACTTTATCTGAATCTAGTTTGAAAGATAGCGAAAAAGGGACAAGAACTAAGCAAGTAGTAGATTCAATAAGAAAAGGGGATGCAACTTTTAAAAATAGAGGTATTAAGCATATAGCTGAACAATTAAAAAAAGATCCTGAAAAATTAAAGTTAGCTAAAAAAAACATAATATCAAAAATGAAACAAAATAATAGTTTCTTAAGAAAGATTAACTTATTTACACTACCCTTAACTATTCAAACTACAGATGGCAAGAGAAGAGAATTTGGGGTAGTAATTGCTAATGTTGGCGAAAATAAATTAACTTCTGAAGATTTATCTGTTAGAATCAATACTAAAACTAATCAAGTAGATATAGGAGTACACGGATCTAGTATGGGAAAAATACTAAAGAGGTTACAAGCTCATATGTCTAGAAGCATACTAGATAATAGAAATGTAGAAATAGCTACTTCTTCTGCTATTAAAAGGCATCCTAAAGGAGAAAAAGGTTTTATATCAGATTTGTTAAATGGAGTAAATACCAAAATTTTATCAATAACTATAGGAACTCATACTAAAGATGAGTTAGAGGAAATAATTGGTAACTTAAATATTATCGACGATACAGATGAATTCTTTGAAGACGACGAGGAGGAAGATGATGCGTAAAAAAGGACTTGTTAAGGATACTTTAACTGCTTTTGACACTATGATGTTTGGTATTTCAGAAAAAGAATTAAGTAGACGAGTTAAACTAAGTGTTATTAATAGAATGCCAAAAGGCCCTGTAGGCGGAAAACCTTTGTCAGATAGTGTGCTTACTTATAGAACAGGTAGATTTGCTAAAAGTATAGAAGTATTTTATAGCAGAAAACTACGTGCTATTCTTTATTTCTATAATCCGATTTATATAGTTCATGAAACTACAGGTAGAGACCCTAGAAAACTTATAGAAAGCAGTATTAGACGAGTTACTGTGAAAGCTATGGGACACAAATTCAATATATTTAAAGGATTTTAAAAAATTAATTTTTGTAATAAAAAATTAATTTGGTATACTTAAATGAGTAAAAGAAATAATATAATAAGCAATATAATAGAAAATCTAAAATTAATAGACGGAGAAGTATCTTCGTTTGATAACTCTTATACTTATACGCAAAGCGTATTTAATAATGTATATAGAGGATTTAAGTTTTTTGATAGTATTAATGATTTTCCTAGTATTTACGTATTGGGGGGAGTAGAACAAAGAATATATAATAGTGCTAATTTAGTAGAAGGTATTATGCCTATTAACATAAGATTTTTTCATAAATCGGACAATACTCGTAATGAGGTAAATGATTTATTAGAAGATATAGAACATGTTATCTATAACATACCAGATAATCCCGATCAAGGAATAGAAGATATAATAATAGAATCTATGAGTACAGATGAGGGTTTATTTCAAAATGAAGACGGTGGTGGCTATGGGTTAGGAGAATTAACTCTTATTGTCAGATATGTTTTATAAAGGAGATATTTTAAAATGAGTTGTAATTTAAATTTACAAAGAGATAGTAAGATTTTCTATTCTACTGTAGATATTGACAGCGGCGCAGCAGTAACTGCTATGACACCAAGTAACACTTGGGAAATAGAAGTTTTAGCTGGCTATGCTGTATCACAAAGTGCTACTACTCAGGATATTACCACATTAGAAAGTGGTTTAACTCCTGATAGAAGCGTAAAAAGATATAATACTGCTTTTAATCCAGCAGAATGGAATTTCCAGTGCTATTTAAGACCTACAAATGCAGAAGATGGAACTGATGTTTCATCCACAGGTAATGTTAAGCCTGTAGCAGATTGGTTCATGTGGCAGGCAGCTTTAAATAACACTGCCCCAGCAAGTGGGACTGCTGAAAGAAGTGCTTGGCAGGATACTGCTAAATACACTACTGCTCTACGAGCAGCAAGTGCTAACACTAGCAGCCATAATCCTAACTTTGCTGTAGCTCAAGAAAACCATTTATACATTAAAATGGATAATGTTTTCTATCAAATAGCTAACGCAGCTATTAATGAAGCATCTGTAGATGCGGCTATTGATAGTATTGCTACTACTACTTGGAGCGGTTTTGGAACTGACTTAATTGAATTAACAGGAGTTAAAAGAAATAATGCTGTTAGCGTTTTTGGTGGTGTACTAAATGATGGTACTTCTGTAAGTGCTAATGGTAATGTAGCTAACTTAAGTAACGCCGCTAGTTTCCATAGTTGGTCAAGTTATAACGTAGCAGGAAGTATTACTACAAGTAGATTTATTAAAAATAGATTATCTACTGTAGAATTACACCACACACCAGAAGGTGGGGCAGATGTAAGCTATACCTTCCCTGTTACTAGCTTAAGTTGGACTATTAACAACAACATTACTTATTTAACTCCAGAAGAACTAAATACTCTTAATGTTCCTATTGGTAACTTTGCTGGAAGCAGAACTGTTACTGGATCTTTAAGTGCTTATTTAAGACATGGAGATAATGAAAGTGCAAGATTCTTACGTGAAATTGTTAACGATAGCAGAGTAAGCCATAGTTCCGGTGCCAATACTAACTTAAAAGTTGGTGGAGCAACTGGCCCTTATGTAGCTTTCTATCATCCATCAGTTCAATACGATTTCCCTACTCACGCCATTGAAGATGTAATCAGCATCCAAGTAGCTTTCCAAGCACAAGAACCGGAAGCAAGTTGTGGTAACGGTGGAGAATTTGATATTTACGTAGATCACGGTTAATATAATCTGAGGGGATTAATTTAACAGATAACAAAATAAATAGGGCGTTTACACGTTTAAGACAAGCTTATGGTTTTCCCCTCACCATACCTGCGAGTCATATAGCGTGTGAACGCTCATTTTTTATATAGAAAGGTAAAAGAATGGGAATTATTAGTAAAGTAAAAGTAAGCGAAAGATTAAGTGAGGTAGAATATCCAGAAATTCCAGGATTTTTTGTTACTCTTCGCTACTTAGATAGAGAAAAATTAACAAAGATTAGAAATGCTTGTATTGTAAGAAAAAGAAATAGAAGCACAAGACAATTTGATGAAGAAATTGATAATGATAAATTTACTGAGTTATATGCAGAAGCAGCTATTAAAGGTTGGAGAGGATTAAAATTTAAGCATCTCAAACATTTCATGCCTGTAGATATTAGTAATGAAAATCCAGAACAAGAAATCAAATATTCTGAAGAAGATGCTTTGGACTTACTTCAAAATAGTACTACATTTGATCAGTTTCTTACTGATTGTATGGGTGATATATCAACCTTTGAAGAAGAAAAAGAAGAGGAAGAAGTAAAAAACTAAAAACTTATCTTCAACAAGAATTTGTTGGAGGTAAGAAAATAGACTTAGATCAAGAAATAGAACTATATCAGCAAATGGGTTGGGATGTTAATGAATTATATGAAAGAGATAAAGAAAAATTTATTGATTATGAAAATTTAACTATTGAATCTCAACAAGCATTAAACTTATTTAATGTATTGCCAGATAAATTAGATGGAGCTGCTATAGGATGGTACGGTAAAGATTTTTCTGAATTATCTTTTTTTATGGAATTATTAGAAATATACGACTATAAGAAAGTAT